TATCTTTAACCTCTTCAGCAGAGACAAAACCAACTCTTAAAAGCAATCCATCCTGAACGGCCCTATTAAATTTATCCTTTTCATCCTTGCCTGTTACAGGTTCACCAGTTTCCATCCTTCCAACTGGAGTATTTCTTTCAGCCAGTTTTTGAAGAATTAAATCTTTTGCCCTTTCCACGGTGTATTTTTGCTCAATCATCTCATCCATCAACTTGTCATCAATATTATGCATTTTGCAAAGAGACCTAATCTCCATTACTCGCTTGCGTTCTGCCTCTTCTCCTTTTTTCCTTGCTTCCTCTATCTCTTTTTGTATTTCTTCAGGATTTTTAATTTCTTCTTTTCTTTTTTCTTCTCCCATTGTTTTATCCTCCTTTTTATTTTCTTGTCCGACTGTTCGACCCACACCTACCGAGGCATCGGCAGGCACAGGAGTTAAAGAAAACTCAAAGACACTCCATCTTTGCGCTATGTATGCAGGCCCCTTAAATCCATTCCATTGCTCTTTTTCTTGCAGTTTGAGCCATTTATGAACTTGATATCCAACTGAAACGCCCCGTAATGTCTGATCTTTAATTTCTTGATATGCTTCCAGGGCCTTTTGTGTAGTGCCAAACTGAATTATGGCACGGCCTTTTTTGTCCTCTTCATCAAGCCAAATTTTTAAAGGTTTGGCCACTCTTTGATTTGGGTCATGATTTATCAAAATGCTGCCAACTTCTTTTATCGGTTTAAAATTAATAGCGTCTTTTGTATGAAGTAAGATTTCTTTTCCATACCAGCGTTCTACTGGCTCTTCTGAGCTAAAGCTCACTTCTACAATGCGGTTTTCATCATCCAGGATGCCACGCATTTCACAAGGAAAAGTGCGCCGCATTCTGGCGTCAGTAGGAGGGAGGTCTCTTTCATCTTCACTAGTAGGAAGATATGAGTCAGCCTCAAAAGTATCTAGTTGTTTTTCAACATTTTTTTTAAGAGCTGGAGGTTCTTTCCCAAATTTTTCATAATATTTCACGATATGCTTATATACATCTTCTCTATCTTTATCTGGTATGTTTACTCCTTTCCTAGCCCCATTTAATACCTGCATAGCTAATCTAACGCCATGCCAAACAGCTTGTAATTCATCATTAATTACATCAGCAAATTTTAATTTATAACCTTGAAATTCTTGCTCATGTTCTGAATCATACCAAAAAAATGCCTTTCTAAATTTTTTCCAATCGATTTTATCTTTATCACCAGACCCATCGCTACTTGCCCACTTCCGCACATTTTTTTCAGCTTCATCATGATGATATGGACGCTCTAAATCCTCACATATAGATAAATTAACAAATGGTGTTACCGGCATATTATTCCCTCCCGCCTGCCTGTTTGCTCAACAGATAAGCCTACCTGCCTGTTCGGCAGATAGGTCTGTCCAATAGGCAAGCTATTTTTAGCCTTTTTTTCTTCTTGAGCCTTTGCCCAATTTTTGACCCATTGTTTGGCCTGGCTCACTGTCCATTTATCTTTATCAAAAATAAAAGAAATAATTTTTTTACAATCTATACAGTAACGGGCTTGTATTCCCTTTTTTTCACTGATTGTGATAGTGCGAATTTCATGACCTTTATGTTTTCCCTCTTCTCCAGGAACCGGCACATGAATTTTATTTTCTGTTACTTCAACTCGAGTTTGAATATCCTGAAATTTTACTTGCATTTGTGATATATCAGTGAGACCTAAATCATTTAAATATTGTTTTTCTTTTGCTCTTTGATTGGCTATTTCTTGCCAATCTTTACCTTTAACAGCACATTCATCCGCCAAGCTAGTTAAACCAAGTTGCAGTTCTAACTTCTTTGCCTGAGCTTCTTTCAATGGGTCAACCCAATCAAAACCTTTGAAAATCCAGCGGTGTTTCAGCCAATTTTCAGGAGCCTTAATAAATCCCTGAACCTGCAAATAGCCGCTCACGATGCCATATTTCACAAAGTCTTCCCAGATAGGTTGGAGAAAATATCTTTCAAGTGCTTTCCGGAATGGAAGCATATAATCCCGCAGTTCTAATTCACTATGCCGAGTAGAAGAATAATTTACATCTGATTTATCACCACTTATTTGTTCATATGAAAGATTTACGCCTCGGCCCATGCCCCGCAAAATAATTTTTACAAAATCTGGGAAAGTGCTGCCTGGACGTTTAGGATTGATAACTTCTATTTCTTCTCCTGGGCCAAGATGTTCTACCATTCCAGGAGCTATCTCTATTTCTCTTTCTTTTGTTTCTGTATTTTGAGTGCTAGTTTGCATGCGTCCCCATATATCAGATGTCTTTATAATTATTCCAAAACAGGCAGCTACTTTGGCAGACATTAGTTCTGCTTCTAAAAGTTCTGAAAGGTGATAAGCGAGGGGAATAACAGGAGCTAAAAGTGGAATGCCCATCAATTGTCCAGGACGGCGAAAAGGAGAAAAGTGAATAATATCTTGGGCAGGAATGCGAATGGATTGTTGTTTCAAAATGAATGGATTAGAAATATCTACTTTCCAGAAATGATAAGCAACTATTTTACCTGTTTGGTCTATCTCAAAACCATTCCAGTTCCAATTATCCTTTTTAGGCGTGCCCATACCACATAAACGGCTATATTCCAGTGCTTCAAGACAAAAAGGGAAATCTCTGGATTTATCTATAACTTTGTGGAAAAAAATGCCTCCATCTAAAAATAATTTTAAAATTGCCAGCCGTTCCAGGTCTCCAAAATGAAATTGGTCGTAATAATCGGCTACTCGTGCCCACTGTTTAAATACATTCTCAGCCTTAGAATTAAATTGTTCGTTATCTGTGAGAGCCTGTGGTGTGCTGCCTCCACCAATCATGCGGTTAACAATCAGGTCGATACTGCCACGAACAAAAGATTCATTCCAATATAGATAATTGGCTCTAGCTCTGACTGTTTGCAGGTCTGAGAAATTATCATTTGGACCTTCTGCGCTGGTAGTCCAATATGAAGACATGCGGTCTTTAGAAGCAGCTTTTAAATGCCTGCGAACTACTTTTTGAAGATATTCCCGCTTTGCCTTCCATTTTGGGAAAGCTGCCCAAAAAAAGGCGTCCAGGGCTTTTGAAATGGATTTTAAAATGTTCATAATGATGGAGAATATTTGGAAAATGTTCTTGTCTTATAATTCAAGAGCATGCGGTCATATTGTGCTTGCAACTGACGCCGTTCAGCATACAGAACCGCAAGGTCCGCTTTTCTGACTCGCCTGTCGCCTAAATCGTATGATTGAGCGCCATTTTCAATAGCTTCTATAGCTGCCTCAACAGCCTCTAGGCGCTCCTGAACGGTTTTGATATTTGCCATATTTTATATATGGCAAAAAAAGGCAGAAAATACCCGCAAAAAATGCAAACTTTTTAAAAAATGCAGAAAATGCAAAAAAAGAAAACTAATTATTGGTTGCCGGTTGGTAGGTGAGAACAAGTATAAAAGGCAAAAATAGTATATTGCTTCCAGCGTTTTAAATCAGGATTGGCAGCAAGAGCATCAATAAGAGCTTGCATTTCACTTTCATTTTCCATTTCATCGTAAATATGCTCCCAAATAATTCCCTGTTCTGTTTTTCTTTTTTGGAGAGATAAAACAAGGGTCTGCCCCTGATAAATGTCATATTTCATAACATCTTTATTAATATACATAGGTTTTAAATTTTGCAAGATTAATTTATTTATAAACTCATCATCAGGACATAATTCCTTTTTTTTATAGATCATATTTCTTCACCAATTTACTTATCTTCTATCTTCTCTATCTCACTTAACAATAAATAATATTTATCCCCATTTTGTAGTTGCACTTTTACTTGCTTAGGTCTTTCATTGGTATATGTTGATATTATTATGGCTTGTTGTCCACATATCTCAAGTCCTTTGGTATAAAAATTTGCCAAAATTCTTACCTTATCACCTACTCGTGGAAATTCTTGCAACTTTAGCTTTTCACTCATTATATTTCCTTACCACTTAAATGCATTTTCTATTATTCTCACTCTTGTCAGCAGTTTAGAATAATCCTCTTTAAACAAATCTACTGCCTCTTGACTCATTAGGAAGCGATTTAATCTTTCTACATCTTCTAATCTAATAGAGCTACGCACAAGACTAATGGTTGAATGAACCTGTCCTGCAATATGCAACCAATATTCTTTATCTGGATTTATTTTGTCTGCCGTTCTAGATTTAATGGACATTTATCCCTCTATATTTTGTTTTAAAAAATTTTCTAAGCTTTTTTTAACGACATATCTTCTTTTGCCGATGCGGATTTCTTGTATTTTCCCTGTATCAAGCCAATCGTAAATTGTCCTAACGCTTCGCTGTAATTGTCTAGCTGCAATGCTCACTTCTAATAGTTCACCATTTTTAAGCATTTTAATAATCTCATCTATTATCGAAGCCACCCTGGCCTCCTGGACAACCAAGAATTTT